ATATATCAAAAGCAATAGTTGCAAATGATGCTGCACCGCTTGCAACGTAAGTTGGAAAGATTGCGGATGACGCTGTAAGGCTTACTGCCGAGATTGCGCCAGCGTTAACTTCTGATCGTTGTGTTGTGTAGTTGACACCAGAGGTATCTGTGCCGCCAACTGAAAGCCTCATGATGAGGTTGTTGGCTGTGCTGTGCGTCAAGTTGTCAATCTCTATTCGATAGTTTGCATAGGCACTTGTAAAGCAAGCGGGAATATTGAGCCTGTTTTGCGCTGATGCCGTTCCTGTCGCTACATAAACAAGACCTGAGTTTGCAAGATATGTGTTTGTGTCAGCTGCTGTCAGAATCTGACCGCTTGTGAATGTTTGAATTGCCATGTTTGTCTCCTTTAGAAACTGAGAAGGTTGTTGTCGAGCGTTCCGAAGATTGCATCGTCAAGGGTGAGGTATTGGTTGCCGTCCGTACTCTCAAAAGTGTACGAAACAATATGAGACCCTGGAACGATTCGATGTTCAATTCCGGAGGTAATAAGGGTCTGCGATTCTGTGGATGGTGTACCAGTAGAGAAGTCTTTTTGAACTGTGACGATTGACGTGAGGTCAATGGCAAAGATAGTTGCCCATTGCGCAGCTGTGAGTGCTGCAAGTTCGCAAGAAACGCCTGTAAAGCGGACGACGGGGTTGCGGTATTTGCCAAGAAGGTACGCGCCAAGTCCTGCGACTTCAGTTGTTGTTGAATTAAGCAGATTGAGAAGGTTGTAGTTTTGCGCCTGGTAGAGCGATATCGACGTTGCGTCTGATGAAGTCTGTGCTGCGCCTGCGGGCGATTGGGTCACAATGTAGTTGTAGAGCAATTCTGATCCGTATTGGTTGACGAGGCTCATGTATGGGATGCCTGTGCCGTTTGTGGTGAATGAGGCGTTTGCGACGGGGTTCAGAACGCTTGACCTTCCCTTGAAGGTGAGGGTTCCGTCGGCTGAGGTGTAGAGGTAGCCCTGTTCGGAGGTGTTGACCTGCTGAAGGTAGTTGAGGACGTTTGTGTCTTGAGAGACCGCGTAAGCCCCCAAAGTAGACGTTCCTGTACCAATAGACCTTGCGCCCTGATAGGCGACCTCTGGACGGTCTAGAACGGCGTTTACGCGCAACCCTGAAGTCTGTGCCGACGGGGTAAAGGCGTTGAGTTGCTGATTGGCCAGGGTGCCGAAAGTGTCAACGCATCGAGCAAACATTCTGCCCTGGTTGGCGTTCTGGTAATCCAAGTCCCAATCCTCAACGAAGCCCGTATAGATCGGAGTCCCGTTGGCGTAAATGATGATGGGCGAGCGAGGCAGGACGAACGGGTAGTAGATCGAGGCGGTGTTGAGCGGGTCAAGAATGCGGGAGTTGTTGTTGAACACGACCTGTGCGGTTCCTGCGTTGAACTGGTCAAGTTGGCGGTTGCGTCCGCGCTTGATGTTGACCGATAGAACAAGCGAGGTGAGGTCTGCGTATGCCAGACCGCCCAGGGTGCCTGTGTTGAGTAGACCGTAAACGGCGTCGTCAAGTTGAAAGGGTGTACCGAATCCTGTGGTCGTCTGGAACCCGACGAGGACTTGATATGTGGGGACGGTCATTAGAAAGTGACCGCCGGTGCGAAGACCTGTCCTGAGTTGCGTTGCGCTGCAAGGATGGCGTCGATGATGTCTTGACCAACTGTGGCAGGCGATGAGACGAGTCCTGCGTCCATGTTGATTGTGATGTTGCTGAATGGGCCAATACCGCCGATGCCTGCCTGCTCGAATCCTCCTGCGTTGCCTGACGTGTTGTCAAAGGCGGGTGCTGCGGTGTTTTGTGGTTTGCCTGGAGCCGATGTTGCGACTGAAGGAGGTGCTGCAAAGACCTCAGGATTGGCTTCAATGATTGTCTTCTGTGATTCTTCGAATGCTCGAGCGCTCGTTAAGCCTCCGCTACTGCCTCCGCCACTACCGATTTTTGGCATTGCAAAACTTTTGCCTCCAAGCAAAGGAACCCAATCGGGAATCGTAAAAGCCAATCTGCCGACGGTGTTGTTCCAGACTGCAGCGATTGCTTCAAAGACAAATGTTGCTGCGCCTAATAGACCTTTGAATAACGGGATTGTGACGTTAGATATCCAGAACCGAAACGCGCCAAACACGGCGTCAACGATTGTGCGGAATGTTTCAAATTTCTTGTAGGCAATAACCGCAGCTGCTGCGACTAGACCAATCCCGATTGCGATTGCGCTGATTGGGTTGAGGCTCATTGCGATATTGATTGCAACAATGGCGGTTGCGATACCCGCAAGGGCGACTGCAATAACGGTAAAGAACTCTGGGTTGTCTTGCGCCCATGTAGCGAGGTTCTGAAGGAACGGAAGAACCGCCTCAACTGCGGGCATGAGTGATGCACCGATTGACTCTTTTGTTTCGTCGAGGGCAAGTTTCATTCTTGCGAATTTGCCTGCGGTGGTTTCGGCTGCTTCGGATGCTGCACCACCGAAGGTCTTAGACATCGCTGCCATAACTTCATCTAGTGATGCGCCTTCTTTAATCATCTCGCGAAGTTCTGGAGACAGTTTGGCAAGGGCGGTCATGTTGCCCCCGTATGCCTTTTCTAGAGCCTTAGTGGTCGTCTCAAGGCTGAGGCCCTTTGCACTGGAAATATCCATAGCAGCGGCTGCTAATTCCTGCGCCTTTGTGATGTCGCCAGTTGCCCTGACGAGACCGCCAAGTGCCGGACGAAGTTCGTCATCGGTGACTCCAAGCAGTTTGCCCTGGACGGCTATCCAGTCCTCGTTCATGCTGATCTGTGCGTCCGTTGCGCCTGTGGTGCGTCGAATCTGTTCTGCAAGTTTGTCCTGTGCGGCTGCGTCCTCGATTGCGCCCTTTACTGCTGATCCGAGTGCAGCGGTCAGACCCGCCAGTGCAGCAGCTGCGGGAACGGCTGCCTTCTTGATTGCAAACTGCGCTTTCTCGCCATTGGTCTCAAGATTTTTAAATTCCTTAACGGCGGATGAGATTCCTTTGCCGTCGAATGACGTGACGATTGGGATTGCGATTGTCATTTGAGTTCTCTTTCAACGCGGGCTTTGACTTCGTTAGTGGCGCGAAGCATTTCGCCTTCAATCTCGCGACGCTTGCGGAACACGGCAGGCCCGAGAATGCGCGTATGGTTCGGACGCAACTGCCCGAGGGAATCCCCCAGGCGGTTTTGGTTGGCTCGTCCTGCTGCTTCAAAGACGGCTGCTGCGACATTGGTCTGAGTTATGTAGATCAGAGATGTTGCTTCTCGAGAAGCATCGACCTTCAACTTGACGCCTGAGACTGCCTTTGCGACGGAGAACGGAAATATCTTCTTGTTGGCTTGTTCCCATTTGCGAGCCATGCCGGACAAAGGAACCTTTGTGTAACTCTTCTGGACTTCCTGAATTGCAGGTTGTGCAATACGGGTTGCGTCGGCGGTGAACTGCTTGCGAAGACCAGGCTCAATCTTGTTGAGCGAACGAATAGCGTCACGAACACCGACGACTTCAAGTGAAGTATTTGTTGTCATCGTCTGCTCCTTTGTGATTTCTGTTGTTCGTTCAACACGTCAACAACCGTGAAGAGATCGTCTGTGTCGAATGGAATGTCGGGTGTCCAGTATCCAGTCGCGACAAGAACCTCCGCTAGTGAGCGTCGGAAACTGCCGCTTCTGTAAAACTTGGAGCATCCTCCGACACGACCTCGATGGACTTGGTTTTTTTGATGAATTCGTCAAAGGCGAGCGGAGTAGTGATTCCCGCAGCTCGTGCAGATTCGAATGCAAAGAATGCAAGGTCTTCTGCGCCGATGCCGTTTGCGAGACTGGATGCCTGTCGTTTGAATTTGCGTTCCCATGCCACGACAACGAACAGATTCGTTTCGCATTCATATGGGTCGCCTTCAATCGGTGTTACTTGTAGTCGGATTTTCATTGTTTCCCTCTTTCAATTATCAGGTGATGTCTCGTGCCCAAGTGCCGTTTGAGAACGAAATACTGGCTACGGCAAGGGTCCCGATAGAACTCATTATCACTGGAGCGGCGTCAAGTGTTGCCGACGTAATCGTGAACTCTGGATTGCTCGCAGACTCTGTGGTGCCCGATGGGGACACAACAATTGTGCATCCACCAGCAGAGACGATTGCGCTCAAAAGTGTTTCGATCTCGGTTGTGCCGTAGGAAAGATAGAGGTCAAGGTTGACCGCGACGCTCTGCAAACCTTTCACCGCCTGTCGGCCTGTATCGGCCAGACTGGTGCTTTCCAAAAGTTCAAAACCGACCATTACTTCACATTTAGAAAGTTGATCGCTGACGTCGACGGCTGCTCCGCCTGTGGGGGTGATGTTGCAGGTTGCACCTGACAGGAATGTTGCTGTTGCCATTGGTGGCTCCTTAGTTTCTACGCACGGCGATTGCCACCGTGAGATCGTATGTTGGTATATCTTGCCCGCCGTAGTTTGCATTGCCTGGACGGGCGTCTGTAACTGCGATGGGCGAGTTCATTATCGTGTCGACTGTTGTCATCAAATAGTCTCCGGCATCGCTGTTTGCGGGGGGTGCTGCAAGGATGCGGACTGGTATGCGAAAGTCGCCGACGTTGTAAGTGAATGAGGTCATGACGGGAAGTTCAATGAAAACAGACATTGGTCGCGCGTTGCGCGGGTCTGTAACGGGCTTGAGACCGAGAGTGGTGAGTTGTGTTTTGATTGCGTTGACCGCATCGGCAAGGATTCCTGTTGCAGCCATTACGCGACCTGTGGTCTTCCGCAGCCGATGAGAGCCATGATGCGTCCCATTGTTGAAGGGATGGGAATTGAAGACATTGCATCGAATGAGGCGAAAGAGTCTGCTGATCCGCGCTCACGATAGAGAGTTGCTGCATACATAATTGTGCCGAGTTTGACGTCGGCACCAGGCACCGTTGACTGCGAATCGGTGTATCCGGCTTCGCGACGTTTCCGAAATATGTAATTATTCGAAGCATTAACGCAGACTGTAATGAAGGCCGTGTCGTTGGCGGTTGCAACGTCGATACCGAGCCATGAGGTGACATCAGCTGCGACAATCCAAGACACAGAGGGGGTGAACGTGACTGTGCCGGTAGCAGTAGATCGAGTGAAGTCTGAGCCTGCGTTGACATAAAGGAACTGGTAAAGACGAATTACATCGGAGTCAAATTCAAGGTCGCCCTCGTCAGATACCCCGATGAACTCGAAGTCTTGTGTTGAGACAATGGTATGTGTACCCGAGAATCCATGACTTGCGCCTGCAATAGTTACGGAGTCGCCGACCTGTATGCCAGTCTCAACGAAGGTTTGAAAAATGGCGTACCCATCGAGGCGCGTATGAAACGCGAGATCGTAAGTAGCCATTGTTCAGTCCCTTTAAGAGTTCGCCTGAATCAGAC